GAGACAGTTAAAAATACTTTATCTGAAACTGAACAACGAATGGTTGAACTTGAGAAGATGATTATCCCTTTCCTAAAGAAACTACATAGTACAGGTGATAAAGAATACATCTATTGGCCAAACCGTAAACCTGCAATTGAAAAACAAATAGAGAAAATATTGAAACTGACTAGAGGATGATTTATGAAGCCGTTAGTGACTGTGATTACACCTACCACAGGTGCACCGTGTTTACGTCAAGCGTTAGACTCGGTTAAAAACCAAACTTATGATAATATACAACACTTAGTTGTTGTAGATGGCCAACCAAAAGGTCGTGTGATAGCCAGAGAGTATCCACATATTGATCTGATTGACCTCCCATACCCAACAGGACAAGACCAGTACAACGGTCATAGAATATATGGTGCAATGACCTATATTGCAAAGGGTGACTTCCTATGTTTCTTGGATGAGGATAATTGGTACGAACCAAATCATATTGAAACCATGGTTGATGTTATATCAAAAGGAAATAAGTGGGCATATTCGTTGCGTAAAATTGTCAGCCAAGATGGTGAATATATATGTAACGATGATTGTGAATCACTGGGTAAATGGACTTCTGTGATTAATGATAAATTTATTGATGTTAATTGCTTTATGATACCTAGAATTTCAGCGTTAGGGTTTTCGCCTTATTGGTATCGGCGTGCAAGGCATCCACAAGAACAACCAGAAGTTGATAGAATCTTGTCACCATATATGATGCAAACACAAACTGAATTTGATACAAATGGACAATATACAATAAACTATAGAGTTGCAAGTAGAGGAGATTCTGTACAGGCAGAATTCTTTTTGAAAGGAAATGAAGTGATGGAGAAACAATATAATGGAGATTTACCATGGACAAAAAAGACCTGATTATAGGCGCATTTAAAAACTATAACTTTGAACAAATCAAACCTTGGATTCAATCAATCAACGAATCTGAATTTAAAGGCGATAAAGTTCTAATTGCAATAGGTGCATCACAAGAAACACTTGATAAAATCACACAGTCTGGTTTTATTGCAGTACCTAAAGTATCGATTAGTGGAAATATGTTTCATATGGAACGATTCATCCACATCTATGATTATTTAAGAACCCATACAGACCAGTATCGTTTTGTTATCAGTACAGATGTGCGAGATGTGATTTTTCAGTCTGATCCAATTCAATTCATGGAAAAACAAATTGTAGATTGGCCAAGCTGTCCAAGATTGATTGCTGTATCTGAATGCATCAAAATTAAAAATGAACACTGGAATCGAAACAACATAATCAAGTGTTTTGGTGATTACTTCTATAAAGAGATCGAAGACCGTGAAGTGTTGAATGTCGGAACATTAGCAGGCCTAGAAGATACGATTCGTGATTTGTGTGGTATGTTGTACCAACTGTCTTTGAATAGAGCAGATTGGGTGGCAGATCAAGCTGCATATAATGTTTTAATGAATTTGGTACCATATAAAGATATCACACACATTACTGGACTAAACGATGGATTTTGTTGCAACTTACATGTAACAAACAAACCAATTGAGAAGGATCATTTTGCACCATTCATTACAGAAAAACATCCAATTTTTGAACATGGTTTGGTAAAAACTGCTGATGGTAAACCATACTGTATTGTACATCAATATGACAGAGATCCAGTATTGAAGAAATTCTATGATGATAAGTATGAAGTTGAAGAAATGATTACTTTTAGGACAACATGATGAGTGATATTACTATTGTTACTGCTTTTTATGATATTGGCCGAGGTGAGTGGACACCAGATAAAGGACTACCACATTACCTACAGAGAACAACGGATACTTACATTGAAAGATTCTCCCATATGGCTCAAATGGAGAATGAAATGGTTGTATTCTCCACACCAGATATTATTGAGAAACTACAACCATTACGTGGTGATAGACCAACAAAATGGGTTTCATTTGATATTTTTAAAAAATATGGCGATTTAGTTGAGACTATACATAAAATTCAGAAAAATGAAAACTACCAGAAGATGATTCATCCGTCACAAAGAATGAATCCGGAATACTGGAATCCACAATATGTTGCCGTTAATTTTTTAAAATCGACAGTTGTTAATGTTGCAATAAAAAATGGATTTGCAACCAAAAATTTGGTGTCATGGTTAGATTTTGGTTATTGTCGTACCGCAGATAAGATTCCATCATCCAAAAAATGGTCGTATGATTTTGATGTGACAAAGATGCATCTTTTCAATTATAAGGAATACGATAATAGACCAATCAACGAAATCATATCAACAAATGATGTATACATACTAGGTGCAAAAATTGTTGGTGGTAGAACGGTGTGGCCAGAATTTCAAAAAACTATGGCAGAGAGTTTGTCTGATTTGATTGATAAAGATTTAGTGGATGATGACCAAACAATTATGTTGTTGTCAACTATAAAGAATCCTAGTTTGTTTCAACTACACAAAATTCCTGACCATCAACTTGGTCTTGATCCGTTTGTTATTTTTAGTGACTTTAATAAAGAGGTATAATATGAGTGATATAATTAAATTTAATACTGAAACACAAGCATTCGGTATTCAACGTGCAGAAGCCAAATGTTCCGGTTATGGTCTCGGTGAATTGACCAAAGGCATGAAAAAGGGATTGGAAATTGGTTGTTCTGAGGCCCATACTTCTAAGTTCCTACTTGATACAAATCCAGAATTGACATTGTATTCAATTGATCCGTATATTGCATACACCGATTGGAATGGTAATGTATTGAATGATAGACAAGAGTTCTTTGAACGTGTCACTAAAGAGATGGTTGTTTATGGTGACCGATTTGTTTTGATTAAAGATTTTTCAGACAATGTTGTTGACCGGTTCAGTGATGGCGAATTCGATTTTATCTTTATTGATGGTTTACATACTTACGAACAACTCACAAAAGATTGTCACAACTATTATTCTAAGGTTAAAACTGGAGGCATCTTCTCTGGCCATGACTACCAAACAATTCCTGGTGTCAATAAAGCCGTTTGTGAATTCGCACCAACTAAAACAGACAAAGTTCTTACGACCGAATGTGATGTTTGGTACTGGTACAAATGAAATCGATTTTTATCATAACTTCATGTTTGATACCAGCAATTGGTGTCTTTAGTCCAGAAGAACGTCTGAAACAAACACTAGAAACAGTTGATTCTATTAGGAAAAAATCTCCAAATTCAATCATCATACTTTCTGATGTGTCAATAGAATCATTATCGGACAAATATCATGACCTCATGTCTAAAGTTGATTTATTTTTAGATTTAAGTAAACATGACTTACTATCACAACTCACAAAAAACGGAATGAAAAGTCAAGGTGAATGTGCGATGATGCATGTTGTGTTGGACTATCTGCAACAAAATATTCAATTATTGGAAGGTGTTGACCGTATTTTCAAAATAACTGGACGCATACAACTTGATGATGGTTTTGATATGAATGAATATGTAGGACTAGATGGTAAATATGTGTTTAAGAAACGCATACCGACATGGATGGGTGAACCTATACATGGTGCAACTCACGTTTTCGATACTCGACTTTGGTCTTTGTCCACATCTTTAATTCATACACATATACAAGCCCTAGAAAAGGTGTTTACTCTGTTGGGTTCTATAGACTTGGAACATGCATATTTTGCCGTTTTAGATAAAGAAAAAGTGGTAGAATTTGACAGAGTACATTGCCGAGGACAAGTAGCCTCAACTGGCGAATGGAAATTTGATTAATTCAGAGTACTATATATCTAAGCCAATATTTGACAATTTTACTAATCTATGGTATAATCCATTATAAATAACCTCACGGGCAACCAAAGTGTGTTGCGTTTCTATAGGTAAACAATGTTATCTTTCAAGAGCTTTTTAACCGAACAAGAGGATCCCGAGGAGGGCGCCAGCCGTCAGATTAAACACCTGACGCATGTGGAAGACCGTCCCTTGCAAACAGGTGAAAAAGGCACAGCACATGCTATCAAGTCATTGACAGCTTCAGCTGAACACATCAAGGCAGGTAAGAAAACTTCCGAACTTACCACAAAATATGATGGTTCACCTGCACTTGTTTACGGTCACCACCCAACCACTGGTAAATTCTTTGTTGCATCTAAGTCAGCTTTCAACAAGACACCAAAGATTAACTATACACCAAAAGACATTGATAAGAACCACGGACACGCACCTGGCCTAGCTGCCAAGTTAAAAGATGCACTGACACATTTGTCCAAGACTACACCTAAACAAGGTGTTTATCAAGGTGATATGATGTTTGGTACCGACAAGGGTGACAAACAACAAGAGAAAAATGGTGGCCATTCTTTCCATCCAAATCCATCTGGTCTAACTTATACTGCTCACGGTCAACATGCGGCCGATGTTAAGAAAGCAAAAATTGGTGTTGTGACACACTTGTCATATCAAGGTAAAGATGCAGGCAATCTAAATGCATCACATGAAGTTGACCACGAAAACTTCAAAAAACATCCAGATGTATTCTCTGTTGATCCAAGAATGGACACAGCAAAAGTTCATTTTAGTCCAGAAGAACAAAAGAAATTCAACAAACATATTGCAATGGCTCAATCGGTACATGACACTCATGGTGATGACATGTATGCTGGTACAAAAGCACATCATGGAGTTGGTGGTTCATTGGAAACCTATATGAATCATACAGTTAGAACAAGTGAAGAACCCAATCATCAAAACTTTAAGAATTGGTTAGAAACCGATACAAATAAAAAAATTGATAAACTTAAAGTTGAAAAGAATCGTACAGCCAAACAA